CTACAGGTGAAACAGGTGCAACAGGTGCTAGTGGACCTACAGGCGAAACTGGTGCAACAGGTGCTAGTGGACCTACAGGCGAAACTGGTGCTAGTGGACCTACAGGTGCTACTGGATCTACAGGACAAACAGGTCATACAGGCCCTACAGGACAAACAGGTCATACAGGCCCTACAGGACAAATAGGACCTACTGGTACTACAGGACAAACAGGACCTACTGGTACTACAGGACAAACAGGACCTACTGGTACAACTGGCGAAACAGGTACTACAGGCCCTAGAGGTGCAACAGGGCCTACTGGCGAAATAGGAGCTACTGGTGCAACAGGACCTACAGGTGAAACAGGTGCTACTGGGTCAACAGGTGACACCGGCCCTACAGGTCAAAGTTTTACATACAAGGGTCCATGGAGTATGTATATACAATATTTTCCATATGATGTAGTTACATATAATGATGAATCTTACATAAATATTCTAACAAGTATAGGTGCCTCACCAATTGTAACTATATATTGGACTAAAATAGCAGCTAAGGGTGCTACTGGTGAAACTGGACCTACTGGTGAAACTGGACCTACAGGTACTACTGGACCTACAGGTACTACAGGACTAACTGGGCCAACTGGTGATACTGGCTCTACTGGTGTTACTGGTGACACCGGTCCTACAGGTCAAAGTTTTACATACAAGGGTCCATGGAGTATGTATATACAATATTTTCCATATGATGTGGTTACATATGATAATGAATCCTATATAAATATTCTAGCGAGTATAGGTGCCTCACCAATTGTAACTATATATTGGACTAAAATAGCAGCTAAGGGTGCTACTGGCGAAACAGGGCCTACTGGTGAAACAGGCCCTACAGGACAAACAGGCCCTACAGGACAAACAGGGCCTACTGGCACTACAGGATCAACTGGCGAAACAGGTACAACAGGCGAAACAGGTACTACAGGGCCTACTGGTGCAACTGGAACACAAATATATTCTGGTTCTGGCGCTCCCAGTGCTGGTTTAGGAAACATAGGTGATTTTTATATAGATCTGGTATCTGGCGTGTTTTACGGTCCTAAAACATAAATATATATAGATTACGGCATGAATATTTTATAAATAACGTGTACTACATAATATTTATAAAAATGAGTAATAAATATAAATAAGAATATTATAATTGTTCTATAGAGATATGTCTTGGAGTCCTGCTTTTAGTATGATTGGGCCGACGGGCTCTACTGGTTATACAGGATTTACTGGTACTACAGGACCAACAGGTTCTGGAATAGTATGGAAAGGAGTATGGGACCCTGATGGATATTATATTGGCAATATTGACGTAGTATATTATGAGGGCAGTTCTTATATTAAAATAGGTGATGGTAATTCTGGGAGTGCACCTCCAGATGACCCTGTTAGATGGGAATTATTTGTTCAAAAGGGCTCAACAGGTCCAACGGGTTTTACGGGACCAATAGGTATTCCAGGAACTGCAACAAATACTGGTGCAACAGGTGAAACTGGGCCAACAGGTGAAATAGGGCCTACAGGAGTTCCAGGAACGGCTACAAATACTGGTGCTAGTGGGGATACTGGACCAACAGGACCAATAGGAGTTCCAGGAACTGCTACAAATACTGGTGGAACAGGCGATACAGGACCTACTGGCGAAATAGGACCAATAGGAGTTCCAGGAACGGCTACAAATACTGGCGCAACAGGTCCTACAGGGTCTCAAGGATTAAGTGGATTTGCTTGGAATCCGCTAAGAGTTGATCCAAATCCATATACAAATAATGAAATTGTATATTATTCTGGAATATATTATATTTGTATTGCAAGTAATGATGCTGTAATACCACCTGATTCTCCACTATATTGGGCGCCATATACGTTTGTTGGTGCTACTGGTTCTACAGGACCAACAGGACAAAGTGCCTTATGGAAATTTATTGGTGAATGGGATCCAAGTTTTGCTTTATATGTTGTTGGCGATGTTGTAACTTATTTAGGAGGAACCTATTACCGTATTTTATATACTGGTGGTTATGAAGTTCCTACAAATACTTCTGTGTGGACTGTAATTGCTGAAAAGGGCGCAACGGGTTTCACAGGTGAAACTGGGCCTACTGGATTTACAGGGCCCGCAGGAATTGCAACAAATACTGGCGCTACTGGCAATACAGGTGCAACAGGACCAACAGGACAAAATGCTTTATGGAATTTTCTTGGTGCATTTGTCCCAGATTTTAATTCTTATACTGTAGGTGATGTTGTAACATATTTAGGGCAAACCTATTACTGTATTTTATATACTGGCATATATGAACCTCCAACAGATACTTCTAAATGGATTTTAATTGCTGAAAGGGGCGCAACGGGTTTCACTGGTTTTACAGGGCCTACAGGTGTTATAGGTGAAACTGGTTCAACAGGTTTTACTGGTTCTACAGGTTCAACAGGATCAACAGGTGAAACAGGCCCAACCGGTTTTACAGGACCTGCGGGTGATACGACAAATACTGGCGCTACTGGTTATACTGGCGAAACAGGTTCTACAGGGCCAACAGGACCAACAGGGTTTACAGGACCTGCTGGTGATGCAACAAATACTGGTGCAACGGGTTTTACTGGTGAAACTGGTGAAACTGGTGCTACAGGACCAACTGGTGAAACTGGATCGAATGGTGCCACAGGGCCAACAGGTGCAACTGGTGCAACTGTTATGACTCTTGTTATTAATCCTATTTATGGAGTTGCCACTCTTGTATCTCCTAGTAGTGTAATACTAAATGCAAATACAGATAATATTGTTGAAACAATTGAAACATATAATTTATTTTATACTGGACTCTATGTTCAGTGTAGACTACCTGATACAAGTGCTTATTCATATGGAACTGCAGTGATTTTATTTGGAACTTATTTTTTATTTGGTACTATTCAAGGTGGAAATGTAGTTGAGTTAACAACTAGTACTGATGTTACAATTAATCAAATTGGTTATACTCCAGGTGATATATTCTCTATATATCTTGATACAGAAGTAGGGTATTTTTATACAAATGGTGTGCTACGTGGTGAATATACATATGCAACAGATGCCTTTCGTGAACAAAATCCATATGGTATCACTAAATTAAGGTGTCAAGCCTCTTCTTTACCAGTTTCAGTTCAACTTAATGATATTTTAATTTATCAAACAGGGCGTCGTGGAATTCCAGGCAGTGCAACAAATACTGGTGCGACTGGTGAAACAGGACCAACAGGTTTTACAGGCCCTGCGGGTGATACAACAAATACAGGTGCAACGGGTTTTACAGGACCAACTGGTGAAACTGGCACACCTGGAGCAACTGTTATGACTCTTACAAATTCTGCTGGATATCCTACTATTATATCTCCTACAAGTATATCAATAAATTACACAGGTGATACTATTTCTACAATTCAGACTTATGATATGTATAATAATGGACTCTATCTTCAGTGTAGACTACCTGATATAAGTGCATTTGCATATGGTGATATATATATAACTTGTTCATTTAATGGCATACGTGGTATTATTCGTGGTGGAAATATAATTGTTTTTGAATGTGATTTTTATTTTGGAGCGCCTACTGTGGCTTCATATAATTTTACTGCAGGTGATATATTCTCTATATATATCGATACACAAGTAGCATATTATTATATTAATGGAACTGTAATATCTGAAATTTTAACAGTAGGTGAGGCCTTAGTTGCACATCCATCTCCATATTATTTAGGTCCCGCATTCTTTCAAGCTGCCGTCATAACAAATGCTGTTCAGATTGATGATATATTAATTTACCAGACAGGGCGTCGTGGAATTGCAGGTACTGCTACAAATACAGGTGCCACCGGTTTTACTGGCGAAACTGGGCCAACAGGAGATACTGGACCTCAAGGCCTAAAAGGTAGTGGTTCAACTGGTGCAACAGGAGATACAGGTCCAACAGGTGAAACAGGTCCTGCTGGTGATGCGTCAAATACTGGTGCAACAGGTTTTACAGGTGAAACAGGAGCAACAGGCGCTATAGGCCCCACAGGACCCCTAGACTTTACCGGCCCAACCGGTTCAATCTTATTTTATAATGGCAATACAGTAACTGGAAGCACCGGGCTAACATATACAGAAGGAGTAACAGGATTCAATGTTAATATTGCAGGAGATCTGCTACCAACCGAAAGTTTCACCTACAATTTAGGCTCCCCAGACCTACACTGGAATAAAATCTATGTTGGAACACAGACAATTAATGTAGGAGATGTGGCTGAATTAGGTGCCGACCAAAACGGAATTATTTACACAAAATACGGCTTTGCAACACCTTTTATTAATGTTGGACCGACCTTGAATCCTTTGGACCCTGATGCTATTGGTGGGTGGGCACTATATCCCACAGGTACAATTGGAACAAATGATTATGATTTAGTGGCCCAGCAAAAGTTAACAGGTACTGGTCTAACAGGGGGACTAACAGGGCCTGTATATTCATTAATCAATGATAGCACAGGGCCAGTTGGCCCAACAGGTTCTCCAGGAATATCAACAGGTCTAATCTTATTTATGGATTCGACTGGGGGTTCTACGCCAGATTTATCAGGCACGCTATCATTGATTCCCCAGAACAATCTTTCAACAACATCTTTAACATCAGGGAGTCAAACAATAAATACAGGATTTTTAATCGGTTCTTTTATAACGGCTCAAAATACTACATCAAGTATTGAAGTTGTTGGTGGACTATGGGTTACAAATCTATATACTTATGCATCGGATGATGTTAGTACATCATATTACGCAAAGGCATACTATGTAGATGCAGATGGTACAAGTAATAAGACTGCACTCTTTGAGGGCACAGTGGCAAGTGCTGTACAAATCTTTTCAACAAAGAATATAATTCCATATAGTTTTTATGTGCCAGATACTGTGTTACCAAATATTACAAAACGCTTTATTATTGAAATCTACGGTGTTTACACGCTGTCAACATCATCTATAACCGTCCAGTTTAGAGGTGATACAGTGAGTCATTTACATACAACCTTGGCTGCGCGGCCTGCCTTAGGGCCAACGGGACCAACTGGTCTACAAGGGCAAACGGGGCTAACAGGTTATACGGGTTATACAGGTAAAACAGGACCGACAGGCTTACAAGGGCCAACAGGAGTTACAGGGCCAACAGGTTCTGCAATGAGTTATAGAGGGGGTACTGGATATAATTTAAGTCCGCCAGTAACAATTATACCACCAAGTACTGCTGCAGCAGTATTTCAGGTCAGTATAACAGCAACATCAACACAGAAATATATGATATTTGTAGGAACTGGTGTAACTACAAATGATGGTGGTCACAATTATTATATGACAGTCGCCGGTTCTTCAAGTGCAAGCGCATCTGCTGCAAATTCTATAAATATTGTTACAAATGCAACACTTTCTACAACATTTGGAACAAGTTCTTTAGTTGCTCTACAGGCCCCAAGTGCAGACCACTCAATGAATGGATTTGGTATACATACTCCAGGTGTCAACGGAACATATTATTATCAAGTTTGGATGTATGGTGAGGCAAATAAAAGTGGAACCATTCATAATATTTCTCTAACAGTAGTTGCAGTATAAGGTCTAAATATCTTTTAGAAAGGCTATAAGAGATGTCTTATACATCAGGGCAACAACTTCTTCTACCCGCTAGCACTGCAAAACAACGGGGCCAAAAAACAATAACAGTGGCTGTAAATAGTCGTGACAGAAGTCTATCATCATATCCATATTCAAATGATTTCCGTTGGACTTTAAAACGGCCCTTAAAGGATATTGTATCCATTGAATTACTCAGTGGATGTGTTCCTGCTGCCCTTTATAATATAAATACTGGCTGGAATCAATTCACCTTTGGAGAAGATAATAATAAAAGAACAATCACTCTTACACCCGGTCAATATACTGCTACAACTCTTGCTGCCGAATTATCAACTCAATTAAATGTTGGTTCCTCTAATATTTATACTGTAACATATTCTTCAGTCACTAAAAAATTTACAATAGATGTAACAGGTACACTACCTTATACCTTTTACTTTGGTAGTGGAGATTTTCTCGATACCTTTGATACCTATGGAACTTGTATAACAAGTATAAATTGTCCTGCACGCATTCTAGGATTTGACCAACTTGATTATACTGGTACTGGAACAAGTAGTCTAGTAGCCCCGCATTTTGCAGACCCGAATTATTGCATCCAGCGCCTCTATCTCCATATTAATGTGGATAATACCTATGAACTTAATCGTGTTGAGGTTGGCTCAGGGCGTCATGATTGTTTTCATATAATCTATATGGATCCGCAGATCACAGATGGCTATTATTTTTTAAACAGGGACACCTATATGCCAGTGTATTATTCATCGCCGGCGCCGATTTCACGGCTTGCATTTTTTACAGTAAGTCTAAGAGATGAATTCTTCCGACTTGTTGATTTAGGAAATTATGATTTTACACTGGTTTTTGAGATTACTACGCTTGGCTAAACGTCGCTAACAATCACTTCCTTCCCCACCCTATAAATACGTGTCCGATAATTCATGCAAGAGATGCACAGAAGGCTAAGAGCAATCAACGGAATAAGATAAAGCACATTCAATACTCCTTGAATGTAGTTATTGGTTTTAATTTCAATATCTGTAAGAGGTCTGCACTTAATAATAATATTATTAAGTTCATAAGCAAAACTATCAATAATGAAATTCTCAGCGCACTTTGGGTATTCCATGTTTTATAATATGTGCTCGTACCACAAGGACCTTTAAATTTTACACCACAGAATTAGGTAATGGGAGTATCAGATCAAATACAATGTAATATTGATCCTGATGATCCTACAAAAGGACAGGTGATTTACACTATGAATAATAATGATACTCTAAATGGCCTTTTTGTAAGCGCCTATTACTACAGGGACACAGATGAAGGTAAGCAACAGGACACTAAATGGACAAAGACCGATATATACAAAAAGGGGCTGATTCACTATTTAAAGGTCACTGAATCAGAGGCCTTTAAAGGGTGGAAACTTCTTATATATATTGATAGTCAAAGTCTTCATCGTCCCATAACAACAGATAAGAGCATAGCGAATTATACAATGCATCTAAATGAGTGGAATACGATTGCGAAACATCCAAATGTGATTTTTGGAGTTATTATGTGGCCCGAATACTCTGTAGGTGCTGGTGATGGTATGGTTATGGATAATGCAATGATACGAGCTTTTCGCCTAAAGGCACTAACTGATTTTCCGAAAATTCCTGTGTTTGTTCGTGATGCAGATACACTTTTTGAAAATCTTCTAAAGATACGAACAATTTACGATGAACTTACTAAATGGGAATTAACTCTTAAGACTGAATTGGAGAAAATTGATAGGGAAACTCCTTGTCAAATTATAATTGCAACACAGCCAAATTATCACCGCCAGTGGCACGTGCACCCTGTAACAGGTGCTGAAACAATTGGATGTTATGCTGCAGTAACAAGTACAATGGGAAATATTGATGAGTGTTTGGATGGTTCTCTTTGGCGTAAATGTCTTGCCTATTTACGTTCAACCTCAAAAATTATGAATGTTGCTCAAAATAAAAGAGTGCCGTCAAATTCATGGGCTCCTACCTATATTGGGAAGGATGAACAGTTGCTTTCTTATGTATTTATTCCAAATATCTTCGATAAAATATATTTTTATTACTTGGAATACATACAGGTTGAAGGAATTAAAATAATTGACTCTAAACTTACACCATTTGCACAGACGCTTTTAGACAAGGGTCTAACCCGTTATCCTTCCCCTTATATTGCATCAAGAGGTGAAGAGTTACTTCCACTTGACCAAAGTGCCGGTACAAAAAGAAAGGATGAAAATACTGTTACAGAAAATACAATTCTTGATCCGAAGATTATACCGCTTTCACTAAGTAGGGAAACACATGAATTGATGCAGACAATTTTCAGGTGGTATTTGGATAATTCAAAGAAAGGGGGTCGTACAATTAATTTGAAGGTTTAGTTACGTCTGGTAAGAGTTGTATAATTTGTCTTACTATGTTTAACTGTTCTTGCGTATCTTGTTCTAACAAATTGGAAATTGACATTTTCGTTAGTTTCAGTTACTCCAAAATTAATTTCTGCATATTTTTTTATACTTCTATTAGTTCTATATATATCTAATATTCTTAATTTTGGTAAATTATCTATAGTTAAAGTTCTACCAGTAATAGTGTTCTGTTTGCAATAGCACATCCGAAGTTCTGTTAGACTACTAAGATGTGTAAAAGCTTTATCACTAATTGCATGTTGATTACATTGAGTAATGTTAAGTGTCTTTATTTTATTTATCGTACCAAGGTATTCAAATGCCTCATCTCCTATAGTATATTGCTTGCAACCTATCATATAAAGTATTTGTAAAGACTTAAGATGCTTAAATGCTTCAGATGTAATTGTAGTTTGTTTACAGTTATTCATATTAAGCATCTCAATATTAGCAAGATTTGTAAATGCATCATCACCAATTGTATTTTGATCACAATATTTCATATTGAGTGTTGTAATTTTATCAAAATGTTTAAAAGCTTTATTTGTTATAGTTTCTTGAATACACCCCTCCATATTTAAGTCACGGAGGTTTATGAATTTATCAAACCGTTCAAATGTGTAATCAGTGAATTGATTACAAGATGATATATCAAGTTTTTTAAGTTTCTCAGGATTTCTAAAAAATTCAAAGACATTATCTGTAATACCTGTATTAGCTCGGTCTGCTGGTTCAGATGTACAGAATGCCATATTAAGCTCTTCAATATTTATAAGATTTAAAAATGCATCAGATCTAATTGTATTTTGTTCACATCCTTCCATATTTAGTTTTTTAATATTTTTAAAGTGTTGAAATGCTTCTGAAGTTAATTGAGTACAGTATGATATATCAAGCGTTGTTAGGCGGCTAAGATTTTTAAATGCATTATCACTAATTGTATTTTGTTTACAGCCTCTCATAATAAGTGTATGAAGATTCTCTAAATGTGTAAAGGCTTCATCATTAATATCATCTTGATTACAGTGTGCCATATTTAATATTTTAAGATTCTTAAGATGCTTAAATGCATCACTTGTAATATATACATTGCAGTATGAAATATTAAGTTCCTCAAGATTTTCAAAATATTTAAAGGGGTAATTGCTAATTTGCTTACATTCGCTTATATTTAATACTTTAAGGTGTTTAAATACTGGGTTTCCATTGTCTTCAAATGTAAAATTTGATAATTGTTTACAATTTCTTGCAATAAGAGTCCTAAGATTTTTAAGATTAATAAGGAAATATCTAGGATTAAAGTTTTTTTTATTTTCATCAGTATTCTCAAAATTTGAGATATCAAGAGTTTTAGCGGCAGAAAGATGCTTAAAGGCACGACGGTCATATTTATTGTTATCACAGTTTGACATATAAATTTCTTCTATACCCTGTAAATACTGAAAATCACTATTTTCTAAATCATTTCTTCCTGATATATTTGCATATTTTGCCTTAGGATGCTCTTCTCTCCATATTTTTAAAGGGCCTTTTATAACTTTATTCTTATGACCAAATTCTTCAGCATTTAAAACCGCTTTTCTAAGACCAAAACTTGTACTTTTAAGAGCTTCTATATTTTTCTTATCTAAAAAACTTAAAATTCCTAAACCGGCTTTATCTGGGCCTGCAAGATGACTAAAAAGATTATGTGATACCTTACTATTTCGTGGTTCAATAAATTTTATTTTACTTGAATTGGTAAATGGTACTTCATTTTTTCTAGTAGCACTAGCACTAGCACTAGCACTTTTACCTTTACTTCGGGTTCCACTAGACATCTCTAACCTTATACAATATATTTTTAAAGATTCAAATAAAGACTCTCTGAAGATGCAAATCCAACCTGAAGGAGCGTGTGCGCATCTGCTAGACTATTTAGAGTCGCAGTATCTTTTGCAATAGAAGCAAGAACCTTCCACTCTTCCAAAATAGATGCCAGTTTCATAAGAATTCGGATAAAGTTTCCTTCAAAGATCCCGTAGTTAGCACTAATCTCACTTAGTGTAGAACCATTTACCCAGTTCCAAATAATTTCCACATACTCCGTGTTAATATCCCAATAGTTGTGCGTCGGACTTGTTAGTCTATTTGTACGTTCATAATCCATACACTTTCTAGCAATTGCACTAATCTCATTAATTGAGCCTTGTACATTTGTATTTGTTACAACAGATTGTTGTGTAGTTTCACCCAAGAACACTGCAAGAGTCGCAAGAGTTTCCTGTGGGCTCAAGGCACTACGACTAGTCCCTTCCCAAAAGAGTGGCATAAGAATCGTATGACCTTCATTAACTTCAGTCGCACTAATCCCTAAAGGAGTTAGTTGACCATCAGACATAAATCCAAAATCCTCCAGAGTCTTAAGAACAGGGTAAATATCACGCTCGGGCTCTTTCAGCGCAGCCAAATCTTTTTCAAGACCCGCCAGTTCCTTCTTATCTCGCTTATACCTTGGCCAAGCCTCCTTTTCTAGATTATACCATCTTGCTCCCTGATGAGTATTCTTCCAGGCCTCTAGTTCACGCTGAGCATTACGCCGTGATGCATTCACCGAGGTTTTCACCTTGTCTTGCAACTGCTCAAATATTGTCATTTGTGCAATCTCATCTTCGCTAATATAGGAACTATTAGACAAACTTGCAATCTCTTTTTCACAGCTTTCAATAAGTTTAGAATGCCGACTATACCAATAAGACTGGCCAAGAATATCCAACCACCGAAGATCCTTTCGCTGGAAGGTCTTCAGAATGAATTCGTAGTGAAAGGTCATGCGTGACTGAAAGGTTGATTTCTTTCCCGTCATCATGCGCTTTACGTCATCGCCATTTTCAGCCTCCCTATCAGGAAGATAAAGAACAAGGCCATGTGTATCCTTTCCACGCCGGCCCGCACGCCCTGCCATCTGAATGTACTCATCCGTATTTAACAGACGAAGACCTTCCACATGGTCATCGTATTTCCTGTAGCCTGTGAAGACCACCGTCTTTGTAGGCATGTTAATACCGACCGCAAAGGTTTCTGTGGCAAATAGGAGTTTAATATAGCCTCGTGAAAACAGGATTTCAATAATTTCTTTAAGCACAGGAATGAGCCCGCTATGGTGATATGCAATGCCTTTTTCCAGCAGTTCAACAATGTTATTGTACTGTGGGAGTAGTAGTAGGTCTTTGTAGCGGTGTAGATGAAATTTAATAATGTGTCTTACTGCCGCTGCATCAGAGCTGTCAATAAGTGTGCTAGTGATTGCATGTGCATAGCGCTCACAATCTTTGCGACTAAACACGAAGAACAGGGCCGGTAGCAAAGTCAAGGTTTCAAGGCGTTCCACAAGGCTATTGAGTTCATGCACATACGACTTGATTTCACCCTTTTTCTTAACAACACCATCCTCATAGTTATTTAGACGACGAGCCTGAACCTGCTCTTTGTGCTTGGAGCCCTCTTCCTTTTGGGCCTTTCTCCAGAGCATCCATGCACTGTACATGCCTGGGTCAAAGTATTCCTTATTATCCATGATACGAAGTAGTTCAGAGCCACGATAGACACCGTGTAAAAGGGGAACAACACGATATTCAGTTGAAATGAGGGAAATTGGAGTTTGTTTTAAGTCCCCAAGCCATGATGCAAATTGCTGAGGAGAATCAATTGTTGCCGACAAGAGTACAAGATTCACTGACTTTGGCAGAAGAATCATAGTTTCTTCCCAAACAGCGCCACGCTCCCTATCGTTAATATAGTGGCATTCATCAAAGATTACGGAATCTAGGCGGTCTAGTGAAAGGGCCGCAGTAAGACCAAGACACTCTGTAGAAGTATCTTTCTTAAACAGAAGATTCCGCAGAATTTCGGTGGTCATAATAATGACATCAGCATCTGGCTTGAATTTAATATCGCCTGTCATAATGCCTACACGGTCGGGAAACATAGTCTTCAGATCGTAGAATTTCTGATTGCTTAGGGACTTAATAGGGGTTGTGTAGAAGATGCGACCGCCCTTTTTCAGACTATGTGCAATCTGATATTCACCTACAAGTGTCTTGCCTGAGCCTGTCTTTGCAGTAACAAGGACATTCTCATTGCGAGAAATTGCTGCAATTGCATGTTTCTGAAAAGGGTCTAGCGGGAAATTATAGGTAGTTGCTAGAGTTTCGGGTAGAAATGGATTAGAAGAAGTATCAACAACACGAAGATATTTGGACAAGGACATTTGGATTCTTATATTATAAGGAATTTAAATGTCAATTTTTAGGAGGCTGTTTAATCATTATTAGCGTAATCATTGCGTAGTGCAGAATTATTAGGGATTCTTTTTCTCCAGTTCTTCTTTAGAGTCTTTGGAAGACGACCGGCCTTATTTTCCGCATTTAGGAAGTTTTTAATATTTACACTCTTACCAGCATTTCTTAGGCGTGTTAGACGATGAGTAAGGCGTTTATTCGGCTTCTTTCCTAAGACACCTGTCAAGTTCGCCTCCGCCTTTCTTTGAAGGCTACTTTGCGCCCCCTTTCTTTGCCGGTCTATGTAATCTTTGGCAGCCTTCTGAAGGTGGCGTGTTTGCGTATTAATTTCGCCTCCAAGCCGTTTTATTAATTTCCGTGTTTCCTTAAAGAGGTAGGCCGCAGTTTTACGTACAGCAGGTTGCTTAATACGTTTCATAAGCCCATCATGCGCTCTATCTGTAAGTTCATGCATTCTTTGCACTGCCTTCTTTGCACGCTCTTTTAATGTGTCCATGGACGGATGGAATTTCTCAGATGAACCTGTTGCCTCGGAAACAATTGATGGAAGTGTTTCTAATACATATTTATTGGAGAAGTTTGCCTGTTCCTTTAGGCGCTTCTTACCGACATTTGTACCCATGCGGGCATCAGCCGCAGTTCTATCAGATAGTAGCCAGTTCTCTATATATTTGTCACGCTCTGGACCCTCTTTCTTATAGTAGGCTGCACGAGCAACATAAGCCTTGGGCCGTGGGCGGAATTTTTCTGGAATATCTGCAAATTCTTTATTGTACATTCCACGGAGTAATTCTAACATCTTCCGCTGTCCTTCATCCGCTTCACGTTGCTTTGTTGAACGCCGGCGTTTTGTCTTATTTTGTTTTATAGGGGTTTCTTTAAAATCTGTAAGGGCAGATGCACCTAAAGAGGTATTGAAAACAGGAGGAGTTGTAGTTGTTTCTGCAACAGTACTTGTAGATGTTTCTACAGGAGGACTTGTAGTTGTTTCTGCAGGAGGACTTGTAGCATCTGCAGATTCATCTTCAAGATTAAAGGCATTTTCAGCAGAACCAGATGCATTTTTATTAGAACTAGGTGTACTTGCAAGACTGGTCGCATTTTCAGGAGTTCCCTCAGCTGGAGCATTAGGCTTTCTTACTCCAAATATAGCAGGAATAGGCGTATTTGCCACAGGAGATCCTTTTTCACCACTAGTTTCTAGTTCAGGCATCCCAGTTGCATTAGGTTCCGCAGTTGCATTCGGTTCCACATTTTCAAAGGCATTTTCCTGAGGAGTTTGCTCAGGAGTCTGCTCGGGTGTTTTAAATACATCTGCCTCTTCTGAAGAAGTAGACATCTCTATTTAGAGCCTACATAGAAAATCCGCGGCTATCTACAAATTCTTCCTTTTTTGGCGGGGGCGGTGGCGCAGGCTTCTTAGCAACTATAGAAAGTATAAAAGGGAATAAAAATAGAATCACTGCAATACTTAAAAGGCGTGTTATAAGCCCCATATCGCACATAACCATTGTAGCAAGAGCTGTAAGAAGTAGAGTTGCTATATGTCCGCCTATGACATTTATAGGATTATTCTTAGAATACGCTCTTACTACATCAATCATTTCATTTACTCCAGGCGGAACTACATTAATAACGCCATAGTAGAAAAATACATCCGTTAAGGATACAATCACTGCTAAAAAACATAAAAATACGAAGGGGGACCAGGCCTTTCCATAAGATGTATAGAAGGTAGTATATAAATATCTCGTAGCTTGAATTAAAATTACGAATAACATTGTATTAGAAAGAATCCCCTCCAGACCAAACATGTCAAAATACGTGTTTAAGATGTTTCCACCAAGTCCTCCAATCCGGGTAGCAATTGTTAAAAGGAGAAGCGTGAAGACCGATGCATTTGCAATTACAAAAATGTCATCTGAAGATTTATAGTCTCCAATATCTGATAATTCGAATTTTGTGCCACCACCTGTTTGACCTGCGTATCCACCTTCCATACTATTTATAGGATATAAACAGTATGGAAGAGAAGTCATGGAATTGTTATCTACTTTCTACAATTTCTGGACCGCCAAAAACATATGTTGGAATTACTCCTGACTTGAACCGTCGTTTAAGACAACATAATGGTGAAATTTCTGGCGGAGCACATGCTACAAGTGGCCATAAATGGGAACGTATTTGTCATGTGAAGGGATTTCCAGATCATCGGGCTGCACTGCAATTTGAGTGGCGGTGGAAGCAAATTTCTCGCCGGTGTCTTGGCGCCCCTCTTGAACGCCGGCTAAAGGCTTTGCAAGAATTACTCGCTCTTGATAAATCTACAACTGCTGCCGTGCCTTATGCAAATTATTTGGTACCCTTAGAGGTTATTATGGAGACAAGTAGGGATATTCCTTTATTATGAATTATTATTGTTATTATTTCTTCTCACGGGGGGTGGATTATTTCTTCTGCTCACGGGGGGTGGTACGGAAGGTGTAGGGGCGGGTTTTGCATATGCTGCATTAATCCATTTTCTACCTACATTACCAGCAGTTGAAATACCTTCTCTGGCTACACCTATACCTAAAACATAAGGATATATCTTTGCAACTAATGTACCAAGTGCAATTATCATACCAATTATAATTGCTAAATATATGATCCAACTTGGTAGATTTTCAAGGGTCTTTAGTGTGTTTCCTTGAAAGTTTTCTAAAGTATTTATATTATAAAATATAATAGCTACTAAAATTAATATTATAATTAAACTTTTTGCACTTTTATATAAAAGTTTCATTCTAACTATATTCTAGAAAATGGAACCGCACATTGCCCCAAATGACCTGCAAATGTTTTATAAATATTTGGACAAGGCGACAAATTATTTTGAATTTGGTTCGGGTGGTTCAACATACCAGGCTTACAAAAGGACTAATCTGAAGCGCATTATATGTGTTGAAAGTGATTTAGCATGGATTAATAAGATTAAGAGCTCTATAGGACTTGATGATCGCTTAACATATCTACATATTGATATAAACGCTATAGGAACACAATGGGGGCGTCCTGGGCCTAAAAGTAGTTTAGAAGATTGGAAGAAATATAGTGAAGCAATATGTGATTATAAGGGGCTAAATATTGATTTTGTACTTATTGATGGGCGGTTTCGTGTTGCATGTTGCCTAAAATGTTTTGACATGCTCCATGAAAATGCTTTAATTGCATTTGATGATTTTTTAGATCGGTCATCGTATCACATTGTTTTAAATTATTTTGAGATTATTGAAAAAACTGTAGATAAGCGCATGGTTATTTTGAAGAAACGGGTCTGTAATCCACCAAATCTAGAACTTATTGAAAAATATGAAAAAGACTTTGAGTAATGTATACACATAAATTTAATTACATACCAATAGAAAATATGTCCATCTTCTACGTAATTCTATCTTGCAAGCCATTTTTAGAAACTCGTTTAAAATGGCAGCGTGCATCTTGGCTTAAAAATATAGATTCATATATTGTACTCACCGGTTCTATAGGTTCTACTGATCCGAAAATTGGTTGCATGAATGTTGGCGACGGATATGAATCGTGTCCGCATCGTTATTACCAGTATATTAGGGAAAATGATTTGGAACTTTATGACTGGGTAGTCTTTGTAGATGATGATACTTTTGTATTTCCGAAACGGTTAGAAAGTTACTTGAATGGTTTGGATACTTCACTACCACTATATGTTGGTCACACTCTTACTTACCCTATTACTTTTATGTCAGGTGGTGCAGGATTCTGTCTTACAAAGGTGGCTTATAAAAAACTAAGAGATTATTTATTAAATACTGACAAGAAAAAAATTTCATTTGAACGCAATGGTGATGTTACTATGGGTGCATGGATTAAATTAATTCCAAATATACAATTAATTAATTCGAATAAATTTAATGGTTCGCCTCATAGTCATTACGGGTCTACTAAGATAGATGTTGCATTCACATATCATTATGTTACTGAGGAATTATTTAAGACTTATGGGCTACTTCTTGAAAACGCCTAAAAAACTAAAATATATATAATATAAGATGGCAGATATTAAGAGCAAAATTATAGATGCTCTTAATATCTTAGTGAAGAGAGATTCTGCCGAGAAAAAGGTTTTCCAAGTAAGGGCCTATAAAAAAGTAATTGAAGAACTTCGGGCTCTTTCAAGACCAATTGAACGGTTGGAAAATATTGATGGTATTCCTGGAATTGGTAAAAAAATTCGTGAGAAAATTGGGGAAATTCTTGCAACGGGTGAATTGAAGGCTGCGGAAAAGGCAAAAGAAGATTTGGCCTTAGATGCAGTCGAAGTATTATCAGGTGTTTATGGAGTTGGTCCGACAAAGGCCGCAGAATTAATTGCATCAGGAATTAAAACAATTGCGCAACTTACTGCCGCATCAGAAAATGATCCCAAACTTCTTAACAGGAGTCAGAAGATTGGGCTCAAATATTATGATGATATATTAAAACGTATTCCACGTGAAGAAATGAAAAAGCATGAAAAAATGCTTATTAAGGAATTATATGTTGGTCAAGAGGGTTCTGTTGTTGGATCTTTTCGGCGGGGCCAGGAGTCATCAGGTGACATTGATTTTTTGATTAAAATGGATTTTAGTGCCGGCTCTGACCAAAAGGAGATTTTTCAAGAGTATGTGAAAGATTTGAAGCAGTCTGGGTATATGATTGAGGTTCTTTCGCAGGGTGACCAAAAATGTCTTGCGGTTGTGCGTCTTACGCCTGAGTCGCCTGCACGCCGTCTTGATTTACTTGTTATACCTGTTGAGCAGTTTCCGTATGCGCTACTCTATTTTACAGGGTCTGGAGAGTTTAATGTTGCATTTCGTAAGCATGCGCTAAGTCTTGGATATACATTAAATGAGCATGAGATGAAGTTAACGGGAAAGGTACCTGATGCGAAGCCTGTGCCTTTAATGAAAGATGAAAAGGATATTTTTGCATTTTTAGGCTTGAAGTATAAGGAGCCGAGTGAGCGAGTTGCTGGGGCGGTTGAACTGAAATAAAGATACAGAAGGAAAATATTTCTAAACAAATATTAAATAATGCAAACAAAGTCTAATAAAAATAGCGCAACAAAAAATAAAACAAAAAAAGTGTTGCGCTCTCAACAATATAATACAAGTGGTACCTTAGCCAATGTAAAAGGGAGATTTTATGGTAATATATTTTTAAAAGAATTGCGTTATGGTAGTAAATTTTTCAGGAAATATAGCAGTAGCCCTGTAGAATATGAGATATATAAAATACTTAAAAAACATAAACAGCATAAAAATATTGTAAAAATATTTGATATTACAGATAAATATATTGATATTGAGAAACTAACACCACTGCCTGATGAAATAAATGATAAAGATACACTGGCAAAGGTTTTAGAGGCTGCTAAGGCTGCCAAGACATATTTACAAAGTTTAGGTATAATGTATATTGATTGGAAACCAGATAATATGGGTATTGATAAGCATGGTACATATAAATTATTTGATTTTGATGCATCCGGTATAGCAACTCTTCCTGGTTGTGCAAATTGGAAAATAAAACCACCTAAATATTGGTCCTATAGACAAGCTTTAGCGAAAGGGTTAAAAGATCCGAAAGAAGTTGATGATTTTGCATTTGAAAGGGGATTTGGTATAGAATCGGAAAATGTTGATTTGGGGCCTAGATTGTCTAGTAATGGTGATTAAAAATAAAGTTTGCAATATGTCTATTCTATATTATTTGAACTACTTTTATTTTTATATGCACGTGCATTATTATATTTTATAATATGTTTATCAAATCTTGCCTTCTGCTCAGTACCAGATATATTATTCCAGTCTTTTGCAAGTTCTATCATATCATCACGAATATTTATGGTTGGTCCAAATACAGATTCATAAATTTTAACAACTTCTAAAGGTTTATCACTTTTAAGTAAAGCAAACATTTCTTTACGAGGAATTCGTTTACGTTCATTATTAAGAGTTAACTGTTGTGATCTTACATCAGTTCTTGCAGCATTCTCTAGATAATTTCTAAACTCAGTATTTGTCATTGTATATGTAGTTGCATCTGTTAGTTTTTGAATATATGATGCAGATCTATTATCATTTATACATAATTCAATATATTTATCTAAAGTCTTTTTAGAATAATATTCTACTATTTTAACTGGGCGTAACCTATATGATGGTAATCCCTCTTCAATTGTATTTGTTTCTTCCGTAAAATCTTCTACAAAGTTCTTATAAATTAAAGTTATATGATTTGCAAATTCTTTCATTGTAAGTTGCTTTTTCATTGAATTACAAATTTCACATGCTGGTAATATATTATTTTTTATATAACCTTTAAATGAATCAATCCTATCAATACCAATTACTTCATTTTTATTATATTTTTTACAATAATAGCAACATTGTGTTACTATTTCTGTAAATTCTTCTAAAGTTATATTAAATTCTATATTTCTTTTTGCAGCACTATCTGCATATGCACGAAAATGCGTTAAAGGGTTAAGTTTCTTTTCAACTGCATAGTTTCTATCTCTTACTCTATTATCTTCAACCTTTCTCATTGTAGAATAACATGCATTGCACTTTTGAATAAGAGCATCTTTTATTCCATTAGTTAGTTTTTCTAGTTCTTTGCCACACATTGTACATACACCTTCTGCCTTTCTTTCATTATATTGTTTTGCTTCTCGCTCTCTTATGATTTTAAGACATTCTTCACATTTCATTTTAGAATTTATAGTTTCTTTTTTACATGCTCGTTTTCCATCATCGCATATACGAACACCTCTTTTTTTTGCATCATCTAAAAGAATACCACGTGCATGATGTTTTAGACAATAACCATCCTTTTTTGCTGTTTTTTCACATTTTTTCTCACTCCATGAACATACTATTGAGTTATTCATTCTAAATAACTTAGTAGTATTTAATTAAAATCAATTTTTATGAAACAAAAACAAAAATAATTGTTTGCCGGAATCTATTAGATCCAAACCGGATTTCATTAGTTGGAGTACGCGAGCCCCCCCATGCCGCTCATGACACGTAGAACATTGTAGTTCGTCGCAAAGACATACACCGACGCCGTGTTCGTGGCACCAACAGCGTTGTTGGAGACCGTGAGAAGAAGCGTCGTGTTATCAATGCGCGATAAGTTGCACGTGCCTGAGGGCTGGTGCTGCTCGGGCTGGAGGGCGAACGAGTAGACGTTGATGCCGACGGCAGGGACGTTCGTGTGGTGCTGGTAAGGCTGGACCCAGTTGAAGTACGCACCCTCACGAACCTGGAACCGATCGTGACCGTTGAGCTGGAGGAGCGCCGTGACTACAGGGTTCTTGCCAGCCATGCCCTCAACACGCGTGACGGAGTAGCCAGACTCAAGAACCGAGCGGTCCCACCAGTCAGAGTAGTTGAAGGGCTGCTGGCCCTTCCAGCCGTTGACGACCGTGTCGTCGCACGACGTGAACGAATCACGCTGAACAACCCAGATAAGCTCCTTGCAAGGGTGGTTGAAGTTGAGCTTGAGCTTGTTGGACGACGACGTGATGGACTCCTGGCCCGTGAACTGGAGCGTCTCGATGAGGTACTCGTGGGAAACCTGGGCGAACTTGCGGCGCTCGTCCGTGTCAAGGTAGATGTAGTCAACGTAGAGCGACGCGGCGACAAGGTTCGCCGAGTTGACACGCTGCTGGATGACGTGGGGGTTCGTGCCAATCGAGGCGTAGTCCCAGCAGAGGTTCTGGAGCGCGTTGAACTCGAGGTTAACGCGAACCTCGTGGTACTGGAGCGCAATAAGGGGGAGTGCAAGACCAGGGTTGCGGTTGAACCAGAACTGGAGGGGGATGTAGAGCGTGTACTCGGGCGAGCAACTGAGAACCTCGCCGAGCGCATTGGGCTCACCGCCGGCGCAGGCGGAGTCGCAAGACTCACCGCCGTTGACAAGGAGGTTTGTTAGCTCAGGAACATTGCCAACCATCTTGGAGTAGCCGGCCTGCTTGCCCGCCTCCTGCGTGAGCTCATTCCAGATGTGGAGCCAATTGCCATAGTGCTTGTCGATGCGCTGGCCACCGATCTCAATCTCAACGTTCTTGATAAGATTGTGGCCAACCCAGTTGAGCCAGCGGAACTGGGCACCAGAGCCGTCCGTGACAGAGCTGAGCTGTACGGAGGGGAGCGTGGCCTGGAGGTAGATACGGTGGATAAGGTCACCGTTGCGCTGGATCGTGCACGTAACCTTCTTGCCGAAGCCAGGGGAGCCGTTGAAGGGGTTCTCAATGGACTCCATGGCGAAGTTCGTGTGGCGGCGGTAAACGACCTTGAAAAAAGTAATCTGGGGGTTACCCGTTAGGTAAACATCCTGCGCACCATAGGCTACTAACTGCATAAGGCCTCCTCCTGTCATATTGTTATACCTCTACGTCAGAAAAAATTTTGGAAAAATTAAAAAAGTTTTCAGAAAATTCTTAAAAATCGTGCCGGGGGTATTTGAATTTAACCAAGAACTATTCACTATTCCTTTAAATAACTTAGTACACCTTAATATCCACTTTAACTTTCTTATCATTATATACCCATATTTCATAGTTATAACCAGCCTTTATTGTTGCTTGTGCCTTTTCTTGCACATTCCCCTTTTTCAACTGAATCGTCCATTCAGATTTAATTTCTATAATTTTATTTTCGGATTTAATAAATAAGTCTGGAAAGTAAATATGTTTTATATCATTAATATGATAGCAAATAGTTGGTACGTTTGCTCTTCCGACTATAATATCATCTTCTAAATGTGTTTTAATTAGTTCATCTAGCGCTAGATTTTCATAGCCTTGATATTTTACAGTATTACCGCTTGGCATAATATATTCTTTATATGCATATGAACTTGCTTCAGATAAGTTGTATGACTCCGGATATTTTTTAATATATTACTTTAATCTATTAATATATGCCAGAGTTTAATGAGTTAACAATTCACAATGATTATGCAAGTCATAATATTGAAAAGAAAAATATATTAGATTCTTTAAAGTCATTAGTTATTGAATCAAAGGTCGTATTAGAAGGTAATTCTTTTTATTATCATGCATCATTTAATGTATTTGATGAATTATATAGCAAACAATTAAATCTTTTTTGGTGTGGAAAGCAGGCATTAACAAAAATATGTGAAATAGGATTTAATGCAGGACATTCTTCTATGCTAATGCTCTTAGGAAGAGATAAAACCCCCTTAGATTTTACAGTATTTGATATAGGCGATCATGCTTACATTCAACCATGTTTTAACTATATTAAATCACAGTTTTCACATGTTAATTTCGAATATATAGAGGGCGACTCACTTTTAACTATGCCTAAATGGATTGAAGCAAATCAACCGTTAATTGGGGCTTATGATGTAGTTCATATTGATGGAGGGCATTCCGTAGAATGTATTGTAAGTGATATGAAAAATGCCGATATTCTTTTAAAAAAGGGGGGAATACTTATTGTTGATGATACAAACTATCCTCATATTAATTATCATGTTGAATTATATTTATTAAATAATAAATATAAAGAATTGGATGTTCTAGAAACTACGGGATATCCCCACAGAATAATTAAGAAAATTATGTAGTCGCAAATTTTATATAGATATTAGATAATTGATACTTATACAAGTCTATTCTGGCTTAGTTTCTTAGTTTTTATTGTGTTATCCTTCTATTTATTACGTTCTACAAAAAGAAGTCCAGTATTTTATGCTCAGATTGGTTCCGGATTAGCCATGTTTGTAACCAGTAAGATTGGACGTGAGTTTTTAGGAATTCAATAATATTAAACATTTTTAGAAAGAATTAATATTTAAGAAACATTAATTCTTTCTAAATGCAAATATGGTACTGTATAAGTACTAGATAATATACCTTAAAGGGGGTCTAAACAATCAAACCCTTGAACTCCAGAATGGCCGCAAAGAATGCATTTTTTAATATTCGTCCTACACGAAGAAGTAATCCAGAAGCACGTACAACTCTTGATGCGTTGCACACTTTTCAAATTGATAAATTAAAGAACAAACATACACTAATTGCCAGTAAGCGTGATGAGATAAAACTAATAGTATCTAAAATATCAACTATAGAGGATTCAAATAGTAATGATGCCTTAGACCTCAAAACAAAGCAAGCTGAATTAGAGGGTGAAGTAAATATGATTCAGTCAAATGATGAATTATATGACTACTTTCTTAAAACCGGCGAAATTTTATACAATTATTATGATATCCAGGACAAAATTCAAAATGGCGTGGAAGCCTCTGTAAAACGCTCTACTTCTAGTTCCAATCCTGGAAGTATCTTGGCAGCCCTTGAGCGTGCATCAAAGGATGAAGGAGAACAACCCGTGGTTCGTAAAACTCCTGGTCACGAATTACACAGAGACAAATTACTTGAAGAATATTTACAGCGGGTAGATCCTGCACATACACGAACATCTCATGAAATTGAGTTCGAATCCTTTGGAAATTGCCCAACCTGTGAAACCGAGATGACCTTTTCAGCAAATGAGGCAATTTTTACATGTACTACTTGTGGATATCAGGACTTTGTACTAATTGATTCGGATAAGCCAAGTTATAAGGATCCACCAAGAGAAATTAGTTATTATGCCTATAAGCGAATTAATCATTTTAATGAATGGCTCGCACAATTTCAGGCAAAGGAGACGACTGAAATTCCCCAAGAGGTCTATGATGCAATTCTTGGGGAACTCAAGAAAGAGCGAATTATGGATTTCCGTACACTAAAGGGATCAAAAGTGAAGGAAATTCTCAAGAAATTGAAATTCAATAAATATTATGAGCATATCCCCCACATTATTAATCGTCTAAATGGGCAAACTGCACCTGTTATGAGTCGTGAAGTTGAAGAGAAGTTGCGCTACATGTTTAAGGAAATTCAGCCCTCGTTCCAGACACACTGTCCCAAGGGTCGCAGTAATTTCCTTTCATATTCGTATGTATTATACAAGTTCTGTGAATTGCTTGAACTTGACGAGTATTTACCGTGTTTTCCACTTCTTAAAAACCGGGATAAGTTATATGTGCAGGATAAAATCTGGCAGAAAATTTGCTCAGATTTATCATGGGAATTTATTAAGTCGATTTAGCACCAGGAAACCCTACAAGGTTGGCACCTAGACCGAAGCCGGCTCCACTACGGGCTGCGGCGCCGTAAATAGGAGGCATTACATTTAGATCTAACACAAAGAAGACAACCGCAGCCGTAAGGGCAAGTGTGAAAACTTCTTTTGTTGGAAGGGCGTGCTTGGCAATGAAGACGGCAGCAATAGCAACAGCAAGACCTTCAACAAGCGAGCGTAAGACAGCGACAACTAAGAGTGAAAGTGTTGACATTCTATTGTATGTATGGAGATTTTTCATAGGCACTTGTGTCTCCCTAACAAAATGAGGGGTTAAGCGTGAGCGAAGGAACACATGTGTCTCCTTAACAAAATGAGGGGTTAAGCCTGAGCGAAGGGGGCAAGCGTGTCTCCCTAACGCATAGGGAACCCAACAAGGTTTGCACCTAGACCAAAGCCCGCACCTCCACGAGCACTCATCCCAATGCTCGGGGAAACAACGTCGAGGATAGCAAAGACAGCCGCCGCAACAAGGGCAAGACTGAGTACATCCTCAACGGGGAGCGAGCGCTTAGGGATGAAAATAGCCGCAACCGCAACGAAGAGTCCCTCGACAAGATACTTTATAACACGATTGACAATTTCTGACATGGGATCCATTATATTCAATATGAATATTTTATTCCGGAAAGAACATAAATTTACTACTTAAACCGCCTGTAAAATACACTATAGATAATAATGTCTACGCCACGTGAAGACTTTCTTACGGAAGATGTTGAAATCCCTGGGCAGAAGTACTGTCTTCTTAGTTTCCTAAGCCCTGAAAAGATCCTTGAAAACAAGGATGTATTCTTCTTCTCAAAGTTTCTAGAAACCTTTGAGTATACACAGCGTGTAACATCATTCGAAACCTTTCTAATGTCAACGGCTAAGTCAATTAATGATAAGCTTAATGCAGAGGCTGACAAGGCGGAGAATAATGATCTCAGTGGAGTTGCAATGACTCTTCGGGCGAGTCGGGTACAGGTTGACACCCTTATGGACAGTTTCCAGACGCATGTTAAGAACACACAGGACGAGCTCAAGGACTCCAAGCTAAAGTCGCTTTACGAGGACTTTCTTTTTACAAATCGGGAGAAGCTTGAGGAGTCATTTTATATTAAGAATGAGTTCCGTACAAGTGTACGTGGACTCAAGATTCGTGGTGTGTATAGTTCAAATGAGGAGGCCGTAGCCCGTTCAAAGAAACTACAGCGTAATGACACCCTTCACAATATCTTTGTAGGTGAGGTTGGAAAGTGGCTTCCTTGGGATCCTGCTCCTGCAGATGTTGCTGATCAGGAATACGCAGAGGAGAAGCTTAACACTCTCATGAAGAAGTACAAGGAGAACGAGGATGCTCGTGAGATGTATGAGCGTGAGAACCGCTCAAAGATGGCGGCCTCATCAAAGCCTCGGGTTGGTCCTACAAACAGCGTTGAGGATGCGAGTGCCCCAACCTACACAAGCATGTTTGATAACGCAGGTCCCGCAGACCTTGCAATGGCTCGCAAGATGGAGAAGAATTAACTTATGATTGAATAATGAATATCATTTAAAAATCATACGCAATTTACTGCCAGTAATTATTAGTAATTGCAGGCATTACAGGACGACACTTATTCTCTTGGCAGAATTCGCCTTCACTGCATGTTACCCCCTTACAGTCTAAATTACGAAAGCCTTCCGGAAAGATAGATGGAAATGTGTTAACAAGCCAAGGAAGAAGTGCAACTACTAGAACTAAAAATACTGCTAGTCCTAGTAATCCAAAACCACGACCAGCCATTCTGTATATTTAGTAGAAACTTATTTCGATTAAACCGCCCTATGGATAAACAGGGAGTGGATTTGATTCAACAGGCATTGATAGTGCCTGTGAAATACACATTCCATTTGCACAGCGTAATCCATCGGCACAAGGAAATAAATCAACTCCACAACGCTTTCCTTTAGGGTTTGCTACTGTGCCACTATTTACCTTAAATCCCTCTTTAATGACGCCCCTATCAATATATGGCTGTATACGAACATATCTATCTATAATAAGAAGTATAAGCGCTATTAGAACAAATACTACAAGTTGATACTTCATCTACCGATATGTATTTATTTTTAGAATTTACGAACATTGATTGAAGGTCCCTTTAGTTTCCGCGCAGCATTCGGGTCATATGGGTTAAATTCATCCTCCTCCTTATCCTTGTAGTACTGAGCAGAGTGTTGCCAAAATTCGGGGGCGCCAATTCTGAAATCGGGTTGAATAGCAGCCTTATACCAGAAAATCGTATCCTCGAGTTTTGAACTAAGTGTCGTATTATCAATTACAAGAACCTCAAAGTTCTGTGTGCACTGGTCCATAATTTGGCAGAAAAATTCAAAAGATGGAAATGCCGACGCATAATTCTCATAAATGCGCTTTCTATTGTTTAAGAAGGGCTCACGAAGAATAAAAACATAGTCAACATTTGTACGGAGCGCCGGTTGAATTCCTAAAGGGTACTGCATAGTAATCAAGAAAAACACCTTTTGGTGACGACCGTTCATGAAAAGGTAGCGAATATTTTCGTCACGTGTCCAGCTGTCATCGTACATACAGTCGTCAAGAATCATAAAAGAGCGGGGGTCAAGCTTTGATTTCATACCCCGCTTTAAATCCTCTTGAATCTTTGCCGTGACCATTTTCTGGCGTTTCACAAAGTTTGAGAGAATAACGGGTTCGAATTTTCCATGAATAAAAAGTGGGGGAATCATTTTACCGTAGAAAGAGTTTGATTCTTCTGTTCCACTGATTACTGTTCCTAGTGGCATATCTTGATGGTGAAAAAGCAGGTCACGAACAAGGGTGGATTTTCCTGTACGACGGCGCCCAATAAAAATTACAACTGCATCCTGTGGAATACGTTTCATGTCGAATTTTTTGATACTAAAGTTTACATGTGCACTTGCCATTCCTAGTTAAGCCTATTCAAAAATTTTGCGGTTTTATACGTTAATGTGCTTCTCAATATCTTCAAGATGAACCAACTCCGGGGTGTTCAGTTACCTAACCCCAGATATAATACAGGTCCCCTATCTGCCAATCTTTTATCTGTAAATGGCTACACCAATCTCCAGACCTTTTTCCCAACTCTCACAAAAATCTTCCATCTTGGAAAATGGGATCCGAAAAATGAAATTTGGATGGACACAATGTGGAAAATTACTTCAATAGACTGCTCCGGAACAACCGGTCCATGCAAGATTAATTTACAAAATAACGATGCAAGTGGAAGCATTGTGGAAAACTGTGAAGCCTTCCTGAAGGCAATTCATCTACTTGATCCAATTCAGTGGATTCAGGGAGAATATACACTTCCGAAGAAAAATGGCCTTCCATGGCACCCAAAGGGCTTGCAAAAGACTCAGAATAAGTTGCAGGACCCGGAAAATCAGGCCTATATTGATACGCTTTGCTCATACATTGTTGGTCGTATAAGGGAACAGGATTTAAGCCCACATTTCAATAATTTCTATGGGGCGTTTTGTGCACAGGCATCCAAGTATCGCTACAATTTAACAGATGACTTTAAGTCATATAAACACGAATCATGGCTATGGAAAGGACTTAAAAAGGAGCGCTTTGCCTTTAAGGTAATAAACAGGGAAAATCCTGATGAGCCTATTAAACCTGAAGTACTCGAAGAGTTACTAAAAGAGTATAATGATAGTGACTCTGTAAAATCAATTGTTATTAACGATGTAAATGTTGATGAGTATGAAGAGTGTTCCATACATTCTGATAATATGAGTGATGTATGTTTTGAAGAAAAGGGTTCACAAGACTCTGAATCAGAGAGTGATGAAGGCGAGCCTGAACACATGATATATGCAGAAATTCCTGACTATCCTGTTATGATTATTATTACGGAAAAAAATGCCAATACAATGGACATGCTGTTCGATAATTTTGGAGAAGTTGGCGCACTGCCTGGACGTAGTGAATGGAATAATAGGTGGACTGCGTGGTTATTTCAGATTGTTGCTGCCCTATCTGTCTTACAGGGAATGATAGGATTTACGCATAATGATTTACACAGCAATAATATTGTATGGAGTTACACACAGGAAGAATATATTATTTACAAGACACGCTCAGGAATGCATTTTAAAGTCCCTACATACGGAAAAATATTCAGAATTATTGATTTTGGCCGCGCTATATTTCGGATTAATGGGCAACGTTTTATCAGTGATGATTTTAAGAAAGGGAATGATGCCGATGGACAGTATGTATTTAGCCCGCTAGTACAGAAATTCACAAAGGAGATTCCTCCAAATCCCTCCTTTGATTTGGCACGGCTTTCTGTAAGTATTATTGATGGTATCTTTCCTAAGAAACCTTCAACAAAGCCTGGCGCAGATATTTTAAGTAGTGAGCCTGGGCTTATAGTGCACGAAACCGTTTCCGAATTATATAATTTACTCTGGACCTGGATGATTGATGATGAAGGGAAGAATATTTTTACGTGCCCAAACGGGAATGAGCGATTTCCTGATTTTGACTTGTACAAACACATAGCAGAATTTGTACATGGCGCAGTACCGTCCAAGCAGTTTTTTACGCCGGCTTTTCAGGTATTTAGGGTTGAAGAGGAGGCGATTAGTGGAAAGGTATATTCATTATTTTGTTAGAATTTAGGAACACCTACACGAACTTCCGTATCATCGGCCCCTGTAAAATCTGGGGCAAAGACAGTCGGTACTGATACAGATTCAACAACCTGATTTACTACTGTACTTGTATCAATAACCGTTTTCGCATTAAAAGCAGGCATAAATGAAATTAGTAGTGCCACACTATTAGAAACGGATTCAGGAAGAACTTGCATAATGCAAAGAACAAGTATTGCACCTAAAATAAAATCTCTTGCAACTGACTTTAGTTTTGGTAGTTCCTTCTCAACATAATAGGTGCTTACACTTGACATTGTGGTTAATGCGACTCCTCCAAAGAGTGGAGCAATCCATACCGGAGTCTTTAGACTAGACATCTGGTCGCAAAATAGGAATTCAGATGCTAGAAATTACGCATCATTTTATAAAAAAATGCATTATAATTGCAGTTAACAGAATTAAAGCAATTCCTATACCAATATATAAGCCGAAATTTATATCTACTGTCTTAGATTCTGGATAATTCTGCTTACGATCACTTTCATATTTTAATTCGGCGTTCATGATTTTATCAAAACTAATATCATCAGTGTCGCCTGTACTCTTTGAACTATTAAAAGTGTCATTAATTACTTTTTGTACAGTGGGGTCTTGGTTTCGAATTGTTTGCTTCTGTCGGCTGTGAACCAGGCGGGTAATTTTATAGAATTAAAGAGGTCAGTTAGTGTTTTTGATTTAGGGATTGTTTGAAATCCTTCGGAAATGATAGAACTATATAGCGCAAAAGCAATTATTGCAATTGTTGTTATTTGTAGTAATTTATGGCTTTTAAATTTCATCTAATAGATTGTCTAGAAATATAAGTAATTAACATATATTGCTGTACAATTAAAATATTAATAGGATTAACTGTAGCCTGCTGTTGATGCTGATTCACCTGGTGCAGCTGCACTTGAACTAGCTGAAAACATAAAATAACCAATTGTTCCAAGAACAGCTACTCCTCCAACTCCTGCACCAATGTATAGGGGAAGGTTTGATGTGGCAGGAGCAGCAGGAGCAGGAGCAGCAGGTTTAGTGTTGTAACTATTCATATAATTCATCAGTGCAGTTAATACATTATCAATTGTCACATCATCTCTCTGGTCTGGAATAGTTTTTGATTTATTAAATGCATCTTCAATTATTTTATTCATATCAGCCTGTGATTTTATTAGAGCATCACCAGTTGGCTGGGGTTCAGTTTTAGATTTTTCTTCCCCTGCTTTATTTACTAAGATATATTTAGCTTTTAAATCAATAAGCCATTTTGGAATAACAGGGTAATCCATTGTTGTTTGTTCCATTGATCCAAATCCTGCAAAAGAGAATTTAAATTCATCTAGTGTTGTTGCTTTTGGAATATATTCACTACTCACAAGATATAGGACATCTATTTTTTGATCATCGGTGTATTGTACAATTCTTAATTTAGTAAATTCACTATTCATAAGTGTGGTAAATGCAGGATATGTTTTATTTATTTTCCTCTTTATAATAGATGCTCTATCAAATCTATCCCCTGTAAGCCAGCTTGGTGCCGTAGTTGCATCGTAAGTATTGGGAATAGAACTTAATAGAACATCTAATGTTACAGAGTTTGGAATTGGTGTCGGTGGTGGTGTCTGAAACCCTTCAACCTGCTTGAAAGAAGCATACGCAGCTAAAGCAATTACTATAATTGTTGTTATTTGTAGTAGTGTATGACTTTTAGATTTCATCTCTATTTATAATTAAGTTATTTCTTCAAACTCAATATTACCCATATCATCATCATCCTTCTTTTCCATTGAGTTACCTGTCTTTACCTCCTCTGCGTCAAAGCCAATATCATCTGTATCAACAAAGAGTAGTTCTTCTTCAACCTTCTTTTCTTCCAAATCAAATGTTGTATTCTTATCGGAGAAGCTCACAGACGGCTTCTCAGAATCTAGATTTAGAATTGGAGGCTCTTCCTTCTTTGGCTCTAAGGAAATAAGTTTGGGAGTAGCAGGCTTTATTTCTTCCACCTTTACTGCACTTATATCAGTAAATGTGTTAACTACTGTATTTTTTACAGGCTCTTCTTCCTCACCAGATTCTTCCTCTGATTCCTCCTCTTCAGTCTCGTACTCAGACTCAGTATCCTCCGTTGAAAGATACTCCTTTAAGATACTCTTAACAGGCAACATTGTACGAACACCCTGAAGAACTCCCTCTGAAATTAGGCCCTCTACTTGGCGCATATTCTTCTGGCGCTCAAGGGGTGAATACGAACTTGAGAAAAGAAAGGTGTTTGTCCATAAATGGCGTGCGCACTCTGTGAGAGTTCTGTGGAGAAAATGCTCGAGCTTAGGAATTGTAATTTGGAGCTTCTTCTGCTTATTTGTAAGACGAATTGAGGAAAGAACCTTTGTATGTGCAATAAAGACCGCCGTTAAAAGTTCCTCAATATAATCACACTGTGTACTGATTAGAATGCGCTGGGTTTCCCGCTGAACCTTGTCGACGTTCCACTCTGAAACCCCTTCAAGTAGTGTCTGAAATTGTAGGAGTTGCTTTTTGGACTCAGGCTCTAATTCCTTGGCATGCTCCAAAATTTCTAGAAAATACTTGTGAATTGCAGGAACAAGAAATTGACATAATTGGCGACTGTACTCTCCCTTTGCTTCTGCATATACACTTGCTCCTTCACCAGTCTCCATACTAGTCTATAGTCGCACCTTCTGGCTCGTTCTCTGAACGCATTAAGAGTTGCGTAAGTTGAATCCATGGAGAAGAGCCGGCCCCAATTGCACGAATTGCCTCAATTACTTTTGGATTTAATTCGCCTCCCTTGCCTTTGATAAATGCATCAAGACATGCATATGGGTCGAGTCCAGCCTTTCTTAGAGCCGGAATATCCTTCCAACTTATGTTATCAGGTAGTGTTTGAGCACCATTTAGAATCCCAAGACTAATTGCAAGGGTCTGTTTCTTTTGAAGCCTATAGGATATGTCGCTGTTCATCTGAATAATTGTACAGCGTGATAAAACTGGGGGCGACATTTTCCATAGTTCACGGACTTCTAAGGCACAAATAACATTTGCCGATGCAGTTTCCAATATACGGCGTAAAAAGGCCTGGGCCTCTTGTGTTAAATCGTCCGCCCCTTCAATCCATACAAAGAGTGGTTCGCAAGATCTTACTTGTTGATGGAGAATTTCACGACCTTCACGTAAAGAACGGTCAATCCGTGTATTCCAGCGAAAAATCCGCGCCTTTGATGTGGCGGCTTCTTCCTTAATCCAACGGCTTTTTCCTGTTCCTGGTTCTCCACAAACAAGTAAGGCACCTTTCCAGTATAATTTCGGCATTGTAGGTGTATATTTATTTGGGCTTAGGTGGTGCTTCTGGTGCAATATTTATACGCAACGGGTCATCATTTTCCTTTGAGGCTGTTCGTGGCGTACCATAGAGCGCAGGACTTGAAGATGCTGAATTATTGAACATTTGTGACGCAGATTCTACTATACGATTTGTTGGCATTATACGAGAACTGTGTGGTTTCTTGTTCTTTGCCTGTGTATTTATAGTAATAGGGTCAAGGTCACCTGCAATCTCCGGCTTTTCAATATCTCTATCGACAAAGACTAAGTTGAATTTCTTGATAATAAACGGTGGAATACTTGGCGCAGTATTTTCTAGGCGGTCAATTTCAATTCGTACTAATTTCAGAAAATCGAGGCCATTTGTACGCTGATCTCGACGAAGGGCGAGTTCATTCATAATAATTCGGTAAAGTTTTCCGTATGAAATGGAGGCTGCCCGGTGCGATTCCATCATTTGTTGGGATTTTACGTATTGATTCATGGTAATAAGTACGGCAGAGAAAATACTAATGAGGCCAATAATTGTTGTTGCGGATTTTTGGGCGCCTGGATCCGGAAAAAGTGAGGTAAGACTCATTGTGAAACTTCCATTAAGAGTTGAAATTACTACGTTGGGTATGGTAAAATAGAAGTTTAAATTGTCGAAATATTGGCTTGATTCGGTGTGGAGCCAACGCATGCAATTTGACCTTTCGGCAATTCCCTTTAATAACATTTCTTGGTGTTCATTCCATGACATTACAATTTCGGAGGAGGTTTCACTATAGGCTTTTCCATCGTCTTTGTCATTATATTTGTCCATATCCCTATATGTTATTTATTTAATATAAATACGCATATATAATAGAAATGAGTGCGAATGCTAATACTAATATGGCTGGGGCGCCTGCGTCTACTGCATCTGTTGCGCCTGCTGCTGCACCTGCGCCAGCACCTGCTGCGTCACCGCCTGTTGCTGCACCAAAGAATGCTAGCCCAACACGCAAGGTTAAAAGAAAAAGTGCTTTTGATATAAGAATAAACGCAATGCTTGCTGATGCTAAAGAATGTCTTCGTAAAATAAGATTCTACACTCTTAAACGTAGTAAAATAATAGAAAAACTTAAAAGGCTGGCTGCGAGTAAAGAGGTTAATGCGGAACTTGCAGAAATGAAGCTTAAGAGTATTAAGAACGATAAGGATTTTGATGGTTTAATTAAAGGCTTTGGTAGTAAGATGAGATTTGGAAAGTAGTCTAAATACTTCCGGAAAAATATACATATTTTAGTAATTTATTATTAATAAAATATGCGTATAGAATAGAAATGAGTGCGCGTATGACAAGAAGTCTTGCCAAAAGTGCTTTAAATGGGATGGCTGGAGCGCCAGCAGGAGTAAATTATCGTAAATTAGCAGGAAAAGCAACACGTAAACCCAAAGTTAATAAAAAGTCTGTAAAAAGTCGTAAGGTGCCTAGAGAGGTTAGAAATGCAATAGAAAAAGTAGAAATGAGATTTGGTAGAGGTCCAACAAAACGTGGAAAGGGAAGAGCTCAAAATAAAGGAAAACGCATAGATGCAAATAGAGCAGTTGCTGCAAATTTATTCCGTAGAAAACGGGCAGCAGCAAATATGGCCCAAGAAAATGTTAATTTTGCAAAGGCAACAAGAGAACAAGAAAGAAAAATGATAGCTAATAATGCAGCCTTTAATGCTGCTATAGCAGCGGAAGAGGAAGCACTTCAAGCCGAAGAAGCTGCTGCAAATCTTCGTAGACGTGCAAATGCATTTGAGCGTGAGGCGGCTGGCCAGCGTGCTGCAGCCGCCTATGCAGCACGTGCTGCTGGAGAACGAGATTATGCACGTGCTTCGCTTCCAGCAGCTAACTCGCCAGTAGGCTCTTATCATGGAAATAGTATGAATGCATTAGTTGCGGGACTTGAAGGTCTAGGCAGACGTTAGCAACCCTTATAACTCCTGTAACAAAGAACTATACTGCTCCTCATCATGCTCTGCATTGCGTGCCAGATTCTGACTCGCCATGAGAGGATTGTTGTAAACCGCAGAAAGTGTTTCACGCTGGTTCCGCTCGGCCGCCACATCAAGTTTCAATGGCACACGGTACTTCACTAAGCCAATATCACCAACACCTGTTGTAAGCCCAACAACACGATTCACAGCATTTGAACGGTCATTGACCGAATCAGCATTAATACGCTTTGTGGTCTGCTTAATGTTTCCATCAAAGACAGCCAAAGACCCGCCATTTCCGTGTAAGGGCGTACGACCAATAGCAATCTGCTCCTTTGTAGGATTCGTGCGCATATTGTACGCATTATCGTGGCTCGTAAAATCCTTATTAATCGAGTTGGGTGTTCCAAAATAATCCGACTTCGCAGAAATCTGGGCCTTTTGTGTCGGCTTGGCAATATCATCAGGGTCATAGACCTTGAGTTTATTGGGGGCGGAGGCCGACGAAGCAATACCATTATAGTCAAAGAAAATGGTGCCCTCCTTAACCGTCGTACGAGCAACATCGTGAGGGTCCCACACAGTAATGGCCGGCGCACCACCAGCATATCCAACAGGGGTTCCTGTTTGGCGTATTGTTCCCTCGGACTCTGCACGACGTGTAGGGCGGGCATCATCATTATAATGCACGGTAACACTTCCAGAATCGGCGGGTACTAAGTTTAAGCCCATAACACGCTCTCCAGTAAGATTGCGTTCATTTGGTCTTATCTCAATGCCTGAGCGACCATAGTCATTCTCTTTTGCATCCGTATTTGCCGTTGTATATGTCGTCATATCAGCATTACGGAAACCCGCACCACCCCACTGCTGGTTCATTGGAAGACGGTATGAGCCAGCTACGTACGACTGACCATACTCTTGTGAAGTAGCAGGGCCAACCGCATCAGTATTTGTTTCAGGGCGTGTAGTGTGCTTAAGAACCTGTACAGGGCGTGTGGCCTCCTTAATAAGATCACCCGTCGTAACAAAAAGGCGGGAGCCAGTTTCATCAACGTAGAAACTATCAGGGCGGTACTTACGAACCTCGCCTGCATCTTGGGCAGCACCACCAATAAAATGCTGTCCAGGAACAACCGGTTGATTGTAACTTAGCTTCGGGTTATCCTGTGTGCGTAAATCATCTGTACGCTTCATATTTTTCATCATGTACTGATTTACTTCAAACTGCTGGAATCCACCTTTTCCACTATTTCCAAAGCCCTCATTCACTGCAGGAGCAACACGGGTCGGCTCAAAAGGGCGTTCACCACTACGATTTCTAGGCTCATTCATACGACTTTGTACAAAATCTGATGATGACTCTAGACCATAGGGATTGCCATAGGGCGCCCGTGCAGTGTCAAACATAGTTTCAACCTCCCGCTTCTTAATCTGATTTATACCGGAACCAGTAAAGGAGTCTAGCACACTACTGTTTGCATTGGGTGCAACATTCTGTTTTACACGTCCTCCAAAAAAGGGAACCATGTTATTGTGAGTAAATTCCTTTGTATTCATCTGCTTTCCAGTAAGTTCACTTGTTATAACATTTCCCTGTACATAGTTCGGCTGTTCTTCATAACCACCAAGATTCATTGCAACATCCGGCGTCATTGAATCAATGGGTTCAGGGCTGGGAACAGTAGGCCCAGCAAGAAGAGTAGGAGGCATATAACTTGTCATTAGTCCCTTTTGCGAACTAGGGTTCGGTTCAGAGGGTGGTAGCGATGTTCCCATAAGAGTATTGTAGGGAATATCAAGTTTCTGGTCATTTCCAGTTACTGAAGCACCTTGGGGCGATGTTGCAAGAGGGTTTGTATCGGGGCCACGCTGTGCCTGTGTCTGAAATCCTTCATCTTGTTTCCCCGAAAGTTTTGTAATAACATATCCTAGCCCCGCCACAGCAAATAATGCTACTGCCTCCATATTCTATTGAACTAAGTCAAAATAATCTTATTATAGGAAATACGTGAGGTACTTTATATAATAATATTTGAATGTGTCTAATGCGACTTCATACGTTCCTTATCCAGATTCTTCGAAGGAATAAAGAAATCAAAGGGGGTTTCAAAGGTCTTTTGGGGCTGGTGAGGCACCGAGTCAAAGCGATTCCATCCAGTTGCACGAAGGGTGCAAGGAGGATTTGATAAACGGTTAAAGAGCGTGGGAAAAGACTCGTCAGGGGCTGAAACGTAGGGCGTAGTATTCATACTATTCGTATCAGGATTGTAAAGAGTCTTAGGGTGAATACGATTTCCGAAGCGATTAATGCCTTTTAGATCAGATTCTACGTCGGTTCTCCATTTACCTTCTGGCCAACTATTTCCACTTTGTTGAATGCGAACTGTTGCATCAACAGGGAAACTTGTAGGACAGTTAGCATCCGGAGGATTCACATAATAGCGTAGTGCATAACTTGTAATTCTCATATCATCAATTTGATGAAAGTCGTCAAATTTACCTCTTGTTAATGCTTGTTGTTTCACTGATATCATCTTACTACCTCTAAGTTAATATTTTTCAGGTCCGCCACAGGTCTCTTTACGTAGTGGCTCTGGGCCAATCACTGAAGGGTACGCCCACATTTGGGAAAGAGCTAGTGGCACCGGTGTGCTATCAATACGGACATCTTGCTTAGGGTTCTTACGCTTAATGATTTGGGAATTTGGGGGAAGGTGGTGGCGCTCGGTGCAATCCGAGTTTGGCCGAGTAAGCCCCTTTAAATCCGATTCAAGATCGGAGGTGTTGCCACGTGCAAGGGCAACAGTGTTTCCACCAACAATTCCTAAAATGTGGCGAGATGGTCTAGGATGCTCGACCTCAGTTACTAGGCGCTGAAACGTCTGGGGATTTTCATAAGGGTCGTTTTTGTTTGCAACACGATTTACGGAATCGTAGGCTTCTGATAGGGCAGCCATATTCTACATAATGTTTAGATAGTCTAACAAATAATTTTGTTGCATTTTGGGCAAATTGAATATTGCTCACCCTTATCTGGTTGAACAATGATTGAATTACTGAAGCGTATTTTGTCTGTTTCTTTCCATCCATATGTCTTTGCAGTTTCTAGAGCCTTTTCCACATTTAAATATCTTGCAAAGAAATATTCATATATATCTCCGCCATCTAAATTTACTCCACAATGCTTACAGCAATCCATACTGTTTTAGAATGGTATACTATTTTAGATAGACATGGTACCTCCTGTTCGCTGGTTTCACCTTTTATCGGTCTGGATATTTATTGCATCAGCCTTATACCCTTTTCATAAGATATCAACTTTTCCTCTAAATCTTTTGGCGCTTGTTGGAATTACTACATTGAAGATGTCTGAATCATCTTGGAAAAGCCTCCATATTGTTCTTATACACTTGTTACCGTTTTTATGGATTCCTTATGTAATAAATAAAGAATCTATAAAGTTATTTTTCGGAGTAATTGTTTGCTATTTCATATTTATGAGTTATTTGCAAGAAGACCCTATAGATGTTTACAGGGTGTTACAAGAAGAAGAACATAAGACTTATAGGGAGTATGTAGTAGCACGATTTGGAATAAGTTATTAGCAGTTCACATCACGGATGTAAGCACGGCTTGGTAGCCCTCCACGAATCCAACCAGGCGACGCATCCTCCGTGATAAGATTATTGGGGTTCTGGATATTCTCCTTAAGATTGGGGATCATAGGTGTATAAATACCGTCAAATTGCGTTTCCGTGACAGTGCCACACTCTTTTCCTTGGCGAACCTGCTCACTGTGAAGAAGAAGCGTTTCTACATCGGCATTTCCACGGCCACCACCCATATAGGGCACACCAAGAAAGGGACGCGCCTGATTGCGAACAATGCACTTATTATTCTTAAATTCGGCTTGGTTGCGTAGTACCGAATCAGAATCAATGTAGGCATTGTTCATTCCAAATCCCTCACGAGGGTAAAGCATATACTCTTGAACGGCTAAGGGATTAACGTTTTTGGCGGCCGGAACAAGATTTGTGACGGCATAGCGACCAGGTCCAACAGACTGCTTAAAATATTGATCAATGCCACAAGCATCATCTTTAGGGTGCGTTAGGCGATTGATCTCCATTTGTACTCTGTCATAGGAAAAGGTTTTGAAATTCCTTGATCTAAAATAGATGAAGGAATCACAATCAAAAAAATTTTGCAGTTGTATTAAACAAGTTGCAAGGTATGTTCGGCCTATTAGCGGGTCCAAAGAAGGTGCCGCAATAGCAATATGCGTTAAAAAGGTTCTCCAGTCCCGGGGACGAACTCTAAAGCGGTTTTCATGTAAAAAAAAGGGCGGGCCAAGAGTTCAGACTCAAAAACTGAAGCGTTAAGAATCAACATTTAACCAAGGAAGAGCACCACCATCGGTTCCGGGAAGACATGCTTCACGACCACCTTCCTTGCACGTTTTACCAGGAATTCTGTATAGCCAGTTTTGGTAAGAATCAACATCATTTGGAATACTTGTCGAAGGCATTGTTATAAATTCACGCTGACTCTGAGAACGTCCAAACACATCGGTGGGATCTCTTGCAAATTCAGTTCTGAAAAAATCATCAAGTGATGTTTTCACATTTGGATCCGAGACTGAGGCCGCCGACGGTCTTCCTGGATTGTACTTAATCTCATCGATTAATACATTCATAAAAGGGTTTTTAGCAGTAGGGTATGTTGCTAAAGCATTTCCAGGCTTGTAGTTCGAGCCAATCCGATCCACATTTGGCTCAGGGCTAGACAGATCACTAAAGGCCTCCTTCTTCGTATTATTTTTATAGATTGCTACAAGGGATGGTGATATGAGAAACATTGTTATTGCTAATGCCACGTAGAAGACTACACGGCGTTTAAATACAACAATTGATAAATAACCTACTAGCCCAAGAAGCACAAGTAGAAGAAAGACATGATTTACATGCTCACTAACACACGTTGTAGTAGTGCTGTGTAATAAATGTGTTTGGGCTAATACTGTCGGGGACTCCCAAACATATGGGTCGCATAATATAGAATCTGTCATTGTACGAGCGCTCTACCTGTTAGTACTTAAAATAAGTGTTTGTTACTTCTTTCCAGTCTTCTTAGACACGGGTAGAATCGACGCATACTCGTCTGTTTCGGCCTTTGTACTAGTTGTTGCAAGGGCAGCCATTGTTCCAACTTTTGCAGATGTCTTAAGACCCTTCTCTTCCGCCTTCTTTCTAAGACGCTTCTGGATTAAACTAAGGCGGGCCTCAGATTCACGTCCCTGAGCCTTTGCTTGTTGCATATTGTCAGTACCAAAAGCGCTACGGAAGGTTTCCATGAGTTCAACAAAAGCCGGATGCGACTCAAATTCCTTCATGAGTTCCTCGGCCTCGGCAGCAAGTTCTTGTGGCTTGAGTTCCCCACGATGAACCTTCTCCTGAAGCTTCTTCGCAACCCGCATCATAGCCTTTTGAATCGTTGTAGGGTTTAACATTGAGGCCTTCATGAGGATTTCAAAGGCACGCTGGGGATTTGATTCACAATCGGCCATTTCCTCCGCCGAAAGTCCAAAATCTTCCGGTTTAAATTCACGGACCATGTCCTCAGCGAGTTTTGCGAGCTTTCCCTTTAGGAAGCGCTCAGGAAGTGGTGGCATCCCCGCACCGTTTTCACCCTTTCCACCAAAGGCCTTGAAGAAAGTCTTGGAGATAGAATCAAAGTCAAGGTTGCTCATCGACTCCTGGGCGTCCTTCATCATCTTGTCCATCCATTCCTTGCTGAATGAGCCGGCGACACCATCATTAAAGGCGACACAGAGATTTAGGATTGATGTATATTCATGCACTGCCTTGCGTGTCTTTTCACCTACAGATGACCATAGTTCTTGACTAATAGTTACACCGGGAAGAACCTGTCCAGGAGTCTTATCGAGTGACTCAGAGGGAAGTCCCTTACGAATTGTTAAGACCTTTGCAGTATAAACAGTGCAGCGGTCATGCTTATCAATTGCAAGGGCACCATTTACATCATCTGTGAGTTCGGGAAAGGTTAGAATTAGGTCTGCAGCAAACTCTTCATACTTCGCATGAAAGGTATCCAGCAGGTTTGGGGTCGCCATTGGTCTCTGATGACTGATAATTATTTCTTTATACCGTGTTGAACGCTTTGGCTAAAATTTGTCTCGCTTACTCTCAGTTGCAATTGCAATTCCAAGAGCATCATTAATCGGCGCATTCATCTTAAGAACCTTAATCTTCTTCTTGGGATTAAGGACCTTTTGTGCAGCCCAGCGATGGTGTCCATCGACAACAAAGTTATCTTTTGATACAACAATCGGCTTCTGACCCTTTGTAGGGCTTGCCTTAAGCGTCTTTACAACCTTCTTAACAATCTTCCTGTTAATCTCATTCTGAGATGGCTTTAAGGACCCTGTAGGCATTTTCAGCGTCTTTGAACGAATGTGAAATCTTTTGAAAATCTTTTGCGAGAATTTTTTTGTGTCATAGATTTGTGGCATAAGTCGTCTAGGAATTTTTTGGGATCCTCTACAAAATGACGACTTTCTACACATATTATCGGGATTATTATTTTTTTTTGTTTTGGCCTGATACGATTTAACATCTGTTTTCCATTTTTTAAAGGGCTTTGATTTTGCCCATGGCTTCATTAATTAGTACGCACATTTAAAAAAGGGACTTTGGCGTACGTGCCTTTTCACAAAGTTTGCAAAGAACCTTGAGGTAATTCCAGATCGCCTTCTGGTTTGCCTCGGTCATTGTGTGCCAATGCTTATCAAAGATGAAAAGGGCGGGCGACATTTCATTGAACTGTCCACTAATCTTCGCCTTTGCAAATTGTACAACATAATCCGCATCTTCATTGGCAATCTGCTCATATAGATCCTTGTACACATGCTCGTAGAAAAGGTCAAGAATGAGCTTGGGATTGATCTTCTTGGCGCCATAAAGGGCCTCTAGCGCTCCCTTAATAGGCTTTTCCTCAGGATAGGTTTCGGAAAGCTCCTCAAAAAAACGGATTAGCTGTGTATTAAATGCACCTAGGGCAGACATCTTTACATATGATATAATGGGAAATCTTTAGACTACTAATCGCTGCGCTTATCATTGCACTTATTAACTGCGGCTCGGCCCCCGCTGAATACCCATTTCACGCTCACGTTGATACGACTCCATTTGCTTATCGAAAAGATCCTCTTTCTTTGAACGGCCACGGCTCGATGGGGACGGCTCTACGCTCCCTGGAAATCCTCCTGATGCCCTGTCACCTGGTGCAGCTGATCCATTTAAAAAGGAAAAGGCCCCAGGAATTGATGAACCACCATTACCCTGTGTAGATGTATCTGTGTCAAGACCACTATAGCCAAAACTTCTTGAAAAATTTGTCTGTTCAGCCACACTAAAGGCCTCTGGCTCACCTCCCATACCTGGGGAAGTTGTTTGGCCCGACTCTTTACTAACGCCTTCCTTCATCTTTTTCTCATAAAGCCAGTTCATTACATCTGCATCTGTACGGGGCTCTGGCTCACCAGAAATAATAAGAGTTGGAACCTTTTTGAGCCATCCTGGAAGAGGCGGACGATTCGGAGATGGGTCTGCACATATAAATCTAAAGAGATTCTTCCAAGGTGTTTGCGATAATTCAGTTATAAAGGCTTTTGACCATTGACAGCGATTACTATAATAACATATATGTACTGGTTGGGCGCCTGACATCTCTCCTACTGAAGAATAATAGGTCTTCTTAAAAATACAAACGCAGAGTAAAATTGAGAAACAGTTTTTTAATAATCTTTCTAAAAAGATGATCAGCTCTAAGAAATTTCAACCTGCTCGGAAAGTTGCGGCGCCAATTGTAACAGAATCTGTATTTAAATCTGTTACACAGCAGTCAAAGCTTGTTCTAAATTTCACGCTGAGTCCCACGGATGTTGCATATGCAAATACACTCCGTAGAGTTATTCTAACGGAGGTTGAAACGGTCGGATTTCGTGCCGAAATTCTTGAGAACGGCGCAACATCGGATGTGGCCATTTCCAAGAACAGCACACCAATGAGCAATGAAATGCTATCTCACCGTATTGGCCTGCTTCCAATCTTTGTGTCAAATCCGCTTGAATGGAAGCCCGCCGAGTACTCTTTCAAACTTGATGTGACAAATACTACGCCAAACCCTCTTGATGTAAAGGCGGGTGACATTCAGGTCTTTAAGAATCGTGGGCCAGATGAAGAGCCATTAAAGATTCCTAGCACCGAGTTCTTTCATCCCGATCCAATCTCAAGGGATACGGCTCTTCTTGCAGTTCTAAAGGGTGCTATTGTAAACCAGGAGAATGAGCGATTTGCTTTTGTAGCAAAGGCCACAGTTGGGACTGGTCGTGAGAATGCTCGGTTTAGCCCAGTATGTCAGTGTTCTTATAAGTACACTCTTGATACGAGTCCCGAGCGTCGTAAGGAGTTCTTTAACACGTGGCTCCATTCACACAAGAAGGTTGATCCGGCATCGCTTGAAACAAATGCAATCAAGAAGGGGGAGTTTGAGCGGGAGTTTGCGACTATGGAGATTGACCGGTGCTTTCTTACCAATGAACGTGGAGAGCCCTATAGTTTCGACTTTGTTGTTGAGAGTCTTGGGGTTCTTGACCCCTATTATATTGTTGCTCGTGCGATCCAGGTCATTCAACTAAAGCTTACGAAGTATGCGTCGATTGATGCTGGCGACCTTCCTGAAACTGTGACCATTCGCCCTGCAGATGCACACATGAAGGGCTACGATTTCATGTTTAAGGGTGAGGACCATACGCTTGGCAATCTGTTACAGACGTGGATGGATGCGAATCTTCTTGATGTGGGGCAGATTACCTTTATTGCTTATAAGGTTCCTCATCCACTCAAGGATGAAATGCTTCTTCGTGTTGGCGTAGAAGATGGAAAGGAGACTTCGGCGCGGGCTGCGATTGTAAAGGCGGTTCGGGCTCTAAGTGATATGTTTAAGGGGTGGGGTGCATCATGGGCGTCTTCAGGAACTATTGCATCTAGTGTTCCGGTATCAGGTACTGTAAGGGGAGCGCTAGAAGCGAAACGTACAGTTTAAATTATTTCACTAATAATAGAATATGTCAAGTATTACGGGTAGTTCACTCGGCCAGAACGCTCTAAGCAAGCGTTCATACATTGCTACGGCGGTATTCAACGCCTATTTTTATTCGTATACAAGTGCTATAAATAATAGTAATCAGCGTATTTATACGCTTGCGGTTAATCCTTTAGCCACTGCCGCAAATTGCAAGGCGGGCCACATACTTACGGAGAACGGACGTAAACTTGTTCCTGGTGCAAATACGGATAGTGCGAATCTTTTAAGAACGTACATGGTTGGTGTCTATGATCCTTCATCCGGCCTATCTGGATTCATTGACCCTAATTCGAGTGTGTTTGCGCCTTACAACACAAATCTTCCTAACTTTATTACGCGTGCTGGAGAACCTAACACTACAACTGCTCCTGATGGTTCAACAAATGACATGGGGCCTTCGGTTTTTACGAGTGGGACGGTTACGGCAAGTGGAACGGTCACGGCTAAGAAGTTTTTAACATCGTCTGTTGGTTCAGGAACAGGCAGTTCAGGAACCCCTTTAACCGCCTCTTCTGGGTCTGCTAGTTTAGCGGGAACAGGTGGTGTTCAAATATGGACCACACAAGTTACAGCAACTTCATTAATATTTGTTACGAACATTACTTCTTCACCAAGTGCTACAAATGGCGTTCTAAGTGTTGTTGCTGGTTCTGGCGCAAATGCTGGTTCATTTACTGTATATGCAAATGCTGCAAATACTAATACATTTCACTGGCTTGTTATTAATTAAATAAAAAACCCAATAGCAACTTTTATAAAAAGTTCATATTGGTGTTTTCAAATATTTACAAAATCTTTAATCAACCTCCTCAATCACAGGCTCTTTTACAGGATCTACAGGTGGTGCAGAAGCATCCGTCGCCCCATAAAGCTTCATAAGAATCGGCCGAATCGCATTTTCAGCCTCCTTCTGCTTATCAGCATACGTTTCCTTCTCACCAAGAGGGTTTGCATCAAGCCAGTCAATGTATTCCTTGATTAGACCAGTCGCCTTCTCAACATCCTCCGCAGAAAGTTTCTCCTTCGTCTTCTCATCATTAAAGGTATTGCGTGAGTTGTAAAGGTACGACTCAAGGCTGTTCTTCGCCTCAACCTTTTCCATGGCAGCCTTGTCATCCGCCGCCGCAAGTTCAGCCTCCTTTACCATGCGCTCAATATCATCCTTCGATAGCGCACCCTTCTCATTTGTAATCGTAATCTTCTGCGACTTACCCGTCGACTTCTCAAGCGCCGAAACATTTAGAATACCGTTTGCATCAACGTCATATGTAACCTCAATCTGGGGAACGCCACGGGGCATTGGAGGAAGGCCCTCAAGGCGGAATTTGCCCAGTAGGCGATTGTCCTTGGTAAACTGGCGCTCACCCTCAAAGACGCAAATATCGACCGCCACCTGATTATCAGAAAAGGTAGAAAAGGTCTGCGACTTATTCACAGGGATTGTTGTGTTACGCTTAATAAGGACTGTCATGACATTACCCGATGTTTCAATGCCAAGAGAGAGTGGCGTAACATCGAGTAGCAGAAGGTCCGAGGTTGCATCATTCTTGTTGTTCCCGCTAAGAATGTGTGCCTGTACTGCAGCGCCATAGGCAATCGCCTCATCAGGGTGAATGCTCTGGCAGAGTTCCTTGCCATTGAAGTACTCCTTTAGTAGTGCCTGGACACGAGGAATACGGGATGAACCACCAACAATCACTACGTCATTAATGTCACCCTTACCCATCTTAGAATCCTTAAGAACCTGCTCTACAGGGCCCATGCACTTCTTGAAAAGGTCCTCGCAAAGGCTCTCGAATTTTGCACGAGTTAGCGTCGTGCTAAAATCTAGCCCATCAGCAAGGCTATCTACCTCAAAGGTCGTCTGGCTTGCCGTGGAAAGCGTCTTCTTTGTGCGCTCGGCAGCAAGGCGAAGGCGGGCAAGAGCCTTCGCATTAGAACGTACATCAATCTTCGTCTTCTTCTTGAATTCATCAATCGCCCACTCAACAATGCGATTGTCAAAGTCCTGCCCACCAAGGTGCGTATCTCCGCTGGTTGCACAAACCTCAAAGATACCGTCCTCAACCTTTAGGAGTGACACGTCAAAGGTGCCACCACCAAGATCAAAAATAATCACCTTGCGCTCGCCGGCAGTCTTTGCCTCGTTCATGCCATACGCAATGCACGCAGAGGTCGGCTCAGCAAGAAGACGTAGCACATTAAGGCCGGCAATACGCCCCGCATCCTTTGTGGCCTGGCGCTGAGCGTCATTGAAATAGGCCGGTACAGTAATAACGGCATCCTTGACCTCCTGACCAAGATAGGCCTCAGCCATGCCCTTTAGCTTTGAAAGAACCATTGCAGATACTTCCTCAGGATACATCTTCTTTGTTTCGCCCTTCCACTCAACAACAATCTGTGGCCGGTTATTGCCATCATCAACAACCTGAAACGGCCACGTCTTCATATCACGCTGAACAAGAGGATCGTTAAAGGCACGACCGATTAGGCGCTTTGCATCATAGATAGTATTCTTAGGATTTGACGCACTCATTGACTTTGCAGCCTCACCTACAAGGCGCTCTTCGCCAAAAGTGATTACTGAGGGTACAGTACGATTTCCAGTATCTGAGGCAATAATTTCAACACCGCCATTTTTCCAAACGGCGACCATAGACATACAAGTAGCAAGATCACAACCAATAACGTAGTTCGTAGCACTAGACATCTTCTATTAATATAGAGGTGATACTTTTTTAGACCCTTGTGTCCCTTACGAAAAAAATTTGATATAGTTCATAGTGCTTAAATCACCTTAAACCCCAATTAGCCGGCGCTGTTCAAAGACCTTCATTGAGTTCACAATATTGATTGCATGGTTTAGCCGAATAGACCCCTTCTTTTCAGGGCGAAGCATTGTTAGATAATGATTGTGAAGCATAAAGACGCCCGGTTTGTAACTCTCATCAAGTTCGGCAAAAGTTGTTGACCGTGTCTTATTCACAGATTCATACGCCTTAAGAATCTCGGCCGTCTTTGCCCGAAGCGTCTGCTCATAGTCCCAGAATAGTGCACGCTCTTCACCATAATGCTTCAGATATTCAATAACCTTTCCCGACTTCCTCAGGCGAAGAAAGCGCTCTACAGGGTGCGCCTCACCCCCACGAAGCCCACGAAGAAGAAGGTACGACTTTGAGCGGATTTTCCAGCGAGCACCCGTTCCATCCTTGAATACGAGTCCCTGCCAGCAAAAGCCTTCTGAAACACTGCACGTCCTTACAAGAGCCTGGCTTTCACCTTCATTTGTAAAGGCTTGGGGCAAGGATCTGGGGGCCTCTAGGCAGCGTAGTTGAACTTGCCAAAGGCTGCTATCTTCCTCTAAGGTCACTAGACCTTCAAGACTCGTATAACCAAAGTGCACCATTGTTAATTCTGGTGAACGGCATTTCACAACAATACGATGCTCAGGGTGCTGGATTACAAAACTGGCAAATACTGCTGAAGCACTAAGATTGTTAAGACGCTCAGACATAAGGGTCTTTAGACAATCTAGAGTCCGAATGGGTGTAGATGCAAGGCACTCTTCAAAGAGTGTCGCAAACGACTTTGAACTATAGAAGGTATTCTTGGCACCAATCTGAGTACGTGTAGCTAGACGTAATACGCCATCACTTGTCATAAAAGCCTGAATCATACAGCCATCAACAAAGTCTTGAATCTGTGTAAAGGTCTTAAGAAGAGGCGGAAGACCAGACTTAGACTTTGGTGGCGCCATACACACAACATTTGTTGTAGTAGTATCAATGACTACTGAACGAAAGAGTGGTACATTAATACTTTCACAGTCCATTTTACTTTTATCCTTTACATAACGTACAACAGCGAGTCCAGGTGCATCCTCCGACACAATGATACGAAGACCCGCCTCATTTACTAGAAAGGTCTTTAGCGACTCCCACTCAGGAAACATTTGGCACAGACGTTGAAACTCATTCACTTCAACACTCATTTAGAATTGTTTATAGTATTTTTACATGTCAAACTATCTGTCAATTTTTTAGAAAGGATTAGTACCGTTTATCAAGGTACACGTATTTTCATAGTAGCCGATAGGGAGGCCCCAATGACCGATACAGAAAAAGAAGAAGACTTATCCTTCGAACTAGGCGACTATATACTTATTGAAGGTGGGCGCTATGATAAGTTAAAAGGTCGTATTTACTATATTGAGCCATCTTCGCTTATACGAATCTTGCCCGATGGAGTTTCTGACCGTCTTATTGACCTTAAAATCATTGATGATGATTTTGACCCGTCACTAAAGATTGAACAGCCATACTTAATTTCAAAGCGCACAAACCCTGCCTTTGTTGCATTAATTGACGCCCACGTCGGCCAAAAGGCAGAAACCTTTAGTGAAACTGGAGAGCCTGGACCAGTATATATGATTAAATCGGTGAATGAAAACGATGATAGTCTTTTATTAGAAGATGAGGCCGGTACTGAACTTCTTCTTGAATGCAATTTCACAGGAATTCCCTTAGACGAGTCCTTTGCAGTGTTACGTACACGTGATTTACGGGAACCTGTTAATGAAGACGATACGGTCACAGAAGAAGAGGAATTAGAAGAAGAGGACACCTTTAATGACGTATTCGAAGACATCTTGGAAACCGAGCTACAAGAAGAAAAAGAATATATAATTCGTGAAGTTCCATCTGCCCAGAGATTCTACCCAGACATTATTCAACGTAATGACATGTTACAGGATTTCATATTATCCTTAGATGCCGCCGCACAAAAGAATCCTGAAATGCATAAAAAGATCCGTGTCTTTGTTGAACAATGCATGATTCTTCGCAATTCAATTGTACAATATTCAAAGAGTGGAGAACCAGTAGGATCAGTACCAACATCTTA